AGCATGTCTTCCGCTTCCATACTCTTCAGGTCCAAACCGTGCATGAGGGATTTTCCGTTCACATAAGGCCAGAGGTGCACTGCCCACTCTATTAATCCTCTGACCCCTGTGTAGGGCGACCTGAGTACTCCTCGACCAGCCATGACGTGATTTCGCCAAGCATTTCGACCGAGACCACCCGCTCTGGGTCATCTAGAAGTGAGAAGAACCTCTCCCGGGAATCGTCTGAGAGGCATACCTCGAAGAACCTTTCGATAGATGCTGCAACCTCTGAGGGGTTCTCCGACCCCCCTGTGGATGCGACTAGGTTCAGGAGAGTTCTACCCTGTAGTGACGGCTTGCATGTGAATTCTTCATCATATAGCCGGAAAACCACGGGATCTTTTTTAGTACTGTCTCCTGATCCGAAATCTCTGAATCTCTTTGACATTTTTTATCCTTGTATCTGTTATCTGAACGTGTCAGCAAGAGCTTTTCTCATGCTGTCTGTTAAATACCTGTTCGGCCTAGTTCCTGGGTGACGAACAAGATGTGCAAAAACTATTTGACCCCTAGTAGCGAATCTTAATACTCCGTTTGGTCTATCAGGTTTTATTAGCCTTGGACTGGTCCCCTCATGATGGGACATCGCATAGTCCAAGTCAGACCCGACCCGCATAAGATGCCCGCGAGGATCTGTTGCGTGACGCATGTGTATAGAAGCTCTCAGGGCTCCCGTGTTACCGCCGACCTGAGTTCTAGCAAGGGTCTGGATTATACCCCCGCGCTTTTTTACGAACCTACCTACCATACCAGATTTGGCGTAGAGAACTTCTTTTATAACAGGCTCATACCAAATAACTTTAGCCATCACGGAACCGCCATTGTTATTGTCATTCTGGTGGTTTGTATTCCCCCCTGCGGGCTCTCGGAATCGACTGTTGCTATGACACCTAGACCAAAAGTCCCATATGGCTCCCATGTGTCAAACATGTTGACGCTCTGCATTAGAACCCATGCGTCATATGCGGCCCATTCAGCTGCTTCTTGGATGCTGTCTGCCGTTGGGGGCTGTCCGTTCTGTTGGGTGACTGGAACCGCTCTTGACACAGATATGTTGAGAGTGGAACTTCTCGGATCGTGGCACCTCCTTGGCTCTGTCGCCTCGTCTCCGGGGGCTCCTATATACATCTGTATAAAAGAAACTACCAGCTGCTCGCAATCGACCACCGGAGTTCCGAACGTCCAGTATCTTCTTCCCGGAAGCGGCATGTTGTAGGATTCATAGGTAGAGATGACCCTGTCAAGCACTTCCTGCATGAAAACAGAAAGATTCTTGGCTTCATCAGAAACAGCCAGAAGTCTCTTGTCGCTCATCTACCTCGTCCTTAATTCGGAAGTACTATCCTCTTAAGTTTACCATCTGGCTTATACATGACATTTCCGGTAGCAAGACTGATTATCTCGTCCACCTCGGGATTTCCGAGGCTCGGCCTCGAAGCGTAGAGATCAAAAGTCCCCGGGTCCCTAGCTCCTACAACTTCTATTATGTCAGAGTACGGGGAAGAGATTCGAATAACACCCTCTGATGTGTCTAGACTCGCTGACCCCTCCAGAGTCTTCTGACGGGAGTTGTCGTAGCTGTAGATGACCGGATAAACGGTCCATGAGCCGTCCGAGAGGAGGAAGTCGGCATTGAGATCCTCGACGTAGAGAGTGTTCCAAGCCCCCTCGGTGTCGAAGTACATGTCGTAGGCGCTGAGATCGAATGCCGGTCTCTTCCCAGCTATTCTGCGAGCTCTTCCTGTATCCGGAGAGAAGACCCTGCTCCTAGCCCTGGCCCGATCTGGATTTACGGTCTTCAGGAAAAGGTCTACGACGTAGATTCCGGTTCTCAGCTCGTCGATGAAGCTCTGGTTGTCGAGAATGGTGTAAGTCACTCCCTGTCTGCTGACAGAGGTAACTCTCTGCGGGAGCGCACAGGTGTCGTCGTTCTCGAAGAGCTTCACGAACTCGAGAGCAAGAATTCTCGCTGCTGCTTTTCCGGAAGTAGGGGGAGGAGTTCCGTAGGAGTAGCTTACTTCCACGTTAAACGGACTCCATTTCGCATTTGGAGTTCCGTATACCGTAGATCCGTCCCCCACATAATAGGTGCTGGGGTCGTAGACCTCCCCATCAATGCTACGAAGAGCATGAACTTCTATCACTTTACGGCCGCGAAGCCTGACTCTTGAGTATGATGAAGTCCCGTCGCCCTGGTAGTCGTGGTGCGAGTATCTTCCGAAACCACCGGTCGGGATGTTTTCGACCTGACCGTTTATGAGCGTTGGATAGTAGGTGAGCCTCGAGCCGCCCACCCTGAGGTAAGGGTCGTGAGACGACACGTAGCGCTCAGTGACAGTGTTGAGGCCACTGAACTTACGTCCTGACATGGCCCACAGAAGGTGTGAAGCGGTCTTCACGGCCTCGTAGGCGTACTCGGAATCGCCGTAATCCCCGAGCTCTTCGGTGGTGACCCAGAGATTGCTCAGGAGATCCGCTCCGTAATCGCCCGAGGGCGGGAGAGTGTCCGGATGTTCTCGGCCCGGAACACTCTACCCGCCCTCAAGTCGAACTGGTTATGCAGTCGGGTCCTCGGTCGAAGCGATGATGAAGTCAATCGCCTCGTCCGGGTTGTAGTCCTCAGCACCAGGCACGTTGTAGCTCGTGGTCGAGCCCTGGTTGGCGAAGTCCGAGACCGCGAGGTATCCACGGAGACGGTTGACGGCACCAGCGGGCGAGACTGCGGTCGACGTGACGTCGGCTGCGGTCTTCTCGTACCGGAACGTTGTCGTGCTGGGAACTGCGGTGATCGTGAAGGTTCCGTTGAAGGTTGCGTCCACTCCGGTGACCTCCACGCGCTGTCCGACCTCGAAGCCGTGCGCGGTGCCCGTTGTGAGGGTCGCGACGTTCGAGGTGAGAGCCTTGTTCGTGATGGTGTTCGCAGCAGGTCCGTGCCAGCGGTAGAAGCCCTTCAGACCCTGAGGAGCCCAGTCGGTACGAGCGTATGAGTACGGACGCTCGGTAGCGATCGGCCACTCCCAGCGGTCGTCGAGACCGTTGGAGAAGTTGATGTTGCCGAGACCGTAGCCCTCGAACGTGTTCGCAAGCATTCCGTTCTCGATGACACGGTCTCCGGACTGACGAAGCTTGCAGTAGGGGAAGACCCAGTAGAAGTACGGAAGAGCTGCGTCGCGACGGCCATCCTTGACAGCGAATGACCAGACCTCGACAGCGACACCGTTACCTGACGGGTCGTCACCGACGTTCGGAGCTGCCCAACCAACTGACTTGTTGTCGGGTGAGGCGTACGAACCGTAGTTCTTACGAAGGAGAAGTCCGCCTGACATGAGTGCTGTCAGTTCGGTGTCCGGCTCGCAGATAGCGATCTCCATCGTGATTCTCTTGAGAGTGTCGGGAGCCTTGTAGGAGATGCAGACCGTTCCGTCCGCTGACTTCTCCGTGATCTCGTCACCCTCTTCGTATTCGGGCGTGAATGAAGCGCGCATGAACGCCGAGGTGGTGTAGCTGTCTCCTGCACCGTTGAGCAGGTTTCCAGCTGCGTCAAGTCGAGTGACACGGATCGACACACCCTGGACGCTAGCCGCGTAGTCCTGTGTAGCCATTCCTTAAACTCCTTATGATAAGGTTTAGTCGTTGGGGAGCGTCACTCTCATCGCGTAAAGCATCGAGGGGTCTGCGTAGATAGCAGCAGGTCTTGAGGCCTTGATACGCATATTATTGATTGTAACATCTGCGCCCTGAGCCAATTCCTTGTGGACTAGCTCCGACTTTCCAAGGTGTACGTGGACCGGTCCAGTTGCGTAGATCCACTTGTTTGTTGCAGATGCAGCGGCGTTTGTGTCGCCTATGGGGCCGTTTCCGGTATAACCGGATCCGACCACAACTTTTGTTCCAAGTCTTGTCATGACCTTCTTGGATCCGTCATCCTTCTTCACGAAGATGAGGCGTGAACCAAGCGCTGAAGCGACGTCACGGGTCATGTGAATGACGCCCTTCTCTCCAAGAGGTGAGTTCGATATGGCCTGCTCTATGAACATAAGAGCGTTCGCGGGGGACTTAGCACCGGCAACCGGAACCGTGGCAGCCCCTGACTTCCTCAGGTACATGTTTCCGTTTGCTGCGGCCTCCGCCTGAGCAGCGCGACCCTCCCAGAATTCGTACTCGAGCGCCTTCTGGGTTCCGGCCTCAAGCTGCTCTATGACTCTTGCAAATCTGTCGTCCCCGAGGACACCGAATGTCGAGGTGAAGTCCTCGATATCGATGAAGAAG